TCGAAGTTGGCTGTATTGATGAAGTCCATGAGATGACTGATTCAAAAGTCTATGATGCGATTAAACAATCTCAATCCACCAAAAAGGAACCTTTGATATTTATCATTACTACCGAAGGAACCACAGTTGATGGGTTTTTAGATAATAAACTTGCTTATGTGAGAAAGATGATAAAGGGAGAAATCAAAGATGAACGAATTCTTCCTTGGCTCTACACTCAGGATTCAATGGATGAGATCTTCAACGATCCTCGTTCATGGCAAAAGAGTAATCCAAGTTTAGGAACCATCAAAACAAAGTCTTATTTTGATGACATCATGAATAAAGCCCGAAATGACATGGCCACAAAAGTAACTATGTTATGTAAGGACTTTAATATTAAACAAATCGAAAGTGGATCATGGCTCACATTTAATGAGTTAGAGAATAAAGCCACTTATGATTTAACTAAGTTAGAAGATAGCTATGCAATTGGTGGAGTTGACCTAAGTTCGACAACTGACCTAACTGCAGCAGTGCTTCTTATTATCAAAGACGGAATTAACTATGTTATTCCTCATTTCTTCATGCCAAGTAACTTAGTAAGTAAGAGAGTGGAAGAAGATAAGATTCCATACGACATCTGGGTTAAGCGCGGACTTATTACCTTAACCGATGGTAGTCAGAACGATTTCTCTAAAGTTACCGAATGGTTCGTAAAGATGGTAAGAGAACATGGAATAAGACCTTTATGGGTTGGATACGATCCATGGAATTCTCAATACTGGGTAAAGGAAATGGAAGATGCCGGGTTTACGATGGAGAAAATCCGTCAGGGCATCTATACGCTTTCTGAACCAATGAAACAACTTGAAGGTGACTTAAAGAATAAGAAAGTTATTTATAATAACAATCCGATTTTGAAGTGGTGCTTTGCTAACACCCAAGCGAAGGTTGATTTAAATGGAAACATTCAGCCTAGCAAATTAAATAGCAAGCTTAAAAGAATCGATGGTTGTGTAGCTCTCATAATTGCCTACGCAGTTTTGAACCGCTATAAGACCGATTATGAAAACATGATTAATTAGGAGGGTTCTAATGGGATTATTTGATATTTTCAAACGAAAGAAACAAGTCGTTGCTCCTGTTCAATATGACACTAGACTCTTCCGTTCAACTTTAAATATCTTTCAGGACTTTGGAGATAATATCAATGCTAGCGATGTAGTGAAGATCTGTATTGATCGTATTGCTACTCATTCTGCAAAGTTAAAGCCAAGATATGTAAAAACGACAAATGATAAAACGGTGCAAGAGAAGAAAGGGAATCTCTCTTATATCCTTCGCTTTCAACCGAACTATCTGATGTCACCTTATGACTTTATTTATCGAGTAGTAACTTTGTTATTTCTCAACAATAACGCATTTATCTATCCAGTTTATGATTCTAAAACTTATGAACTAAAAGAGTTATGGCCACTGAAGCCAAACTCGGTAGAAATGCTAAAAGATGAAGGCGGAAGCGTGTTCTTCCGTTTTTATTTCTCTAATGGGAAGACTTATACGCTTCCTTATGAATCAATCATTCACTTAAGAAGGTTCTATGGAATCAATGATGTCTTTGGTGGAACTAGTGCGGTCAGCGATCATGAGGCTTTACTTAAGACAATCAAAATCAACGATTCATTACTTCAGGGTGTGGATAACGCGATTAAATCATCGTTCCAAATCAAAGGTCTTCTTAAAATTAATGGCTTATTAAACGAAAAAGATAAGACCAAACAAAAAGAAGAATTCGATAACGCTCTAAAAGAGTCCATAGAAAGTGGTGGAAGTTCAATCGTTCCAGTCGACCTTAAAAGTGACTACGTTCCACTTAATACTGACCCTAAGTTAATTGATTCAACAACACTGACATTCTTACAAAAGAAGATCATTTCTTACTTTGGTGTTAGTGATGCGATATTCGATAACAAATATAACGAAAACGAATATAACGCTTTTTACGAAGGTGTTATAGAAGGTATCGCTATTCAAATGAGTGAAGCGTTCTCTAAAGCTTTATTGACTAGAGGCCAATTAGAAGAAGGAGAACAAATCGTCTTTTATTCTGAAAGACTTCAATATGCTTCCTGGACCACAAAGGTAGCGGCAATAGAGAAATTGATGGGATTAGGAATCCTATCTTTAAACGAATCTAGATCGTTACTTGGCTTTGAGCCTATTGAGGGTGGAAGCAAGAGATTACAATCACTCAACTTTGTTGATGCTGATAAAGCAAACGAATATCAGCTAGATAAATTATTTAAAAAACCTAAATCCAAGGAGGAAATCGATGATGGAGAAGGAAACTAGATTCTCGACTCTAGAAAGTAGAGCAGATGAAGAAAACAAAAAGATGATTGTTGAAGGGTATGCGATTGTCTTTAATGAAGATACCCTTATCGGAACTGAAGAACATGGATTCATTGAATCTATTTCTCCAGATGCGCTTAAAGAAGCAAACATGAAGGATGTGCCATTTAAATACAATCACAATGACTCAACCTTAATCATAGCGAGGACCAGAAATGGTTCTCTTTCTTTAGAAGTTGATGAAAAAGGCCTCAAAATCAGAGCTGAACTCATCGACACAACCAGCAATAGAGACATTTTCAAATGCATCGAAGCTGGATTATTAGACAAGATGTCATTCGCTTTTACTGTTAAAAGTCAAAGCTGGGATAAGAGTGGAAAACTACCAAAGAGAACGATCACGGCAATTGATCGTCTTTTTGATGTTAGTGTCGTTGATTTGCCAGCATACGACCAAACCTCTTGTCAGGCAAGTTCTCGCTCTTTAGAGTTGGCGGACGCTGAACTAAAGGCATTGGAGGATGCAGAGAACTTAGAACGAAGAACAATATTAGTGAAAAGACTAGCAATTAAAACAAAGTTTTAGAAAGGAGTTCGATATGAACTTAGAATTACGTTTAAAAGAAATCAAAGCCCGTCTTGAAGAAATTCGTGGCTTGGTTGATTCTGAAACTGATGTCGAAAAGCTCTCTGCTTTAGATAAAGAAGTTGATGAATTAACAAATGAACGCAAAGCAATCGAAACCAAACTTGCTATGCGTGGTAAATTTGACCCTGCAAATGTTGTAGAAGTCAAAAATGAAGAAACTGAAAAAGAAATGGAATCAAGAGGTAAGGCTTTAAAAGAAGGTCGTACTGTTACCGTTACTGCTGATGGAGTTTTACTCCCAGAGCATGTCGATGACAAAATCTCCCCAGTTCCATTTAGAGAAGTTTCTACCTTAGTGGAACAAGTTCACACTGTAAATCTTAAAGGTGGTGAAACCTATAAGAAATCATTCGTGAAATCCCATGGCACTGGTGGATTAACCGCAGAAGGTGATCCTTATACCACAGCAGAACCTGAATTTGGTTATTTAACAATCTCCAAAGTCAAAGTAACTGCTTATGCAGAAATCACTGAAGAGTTAGAAAAACTCCCAGCGGCTGATTACCAAGGAGAAGTATTAAAGGGTGTTAACATCGCTTTAAGAAAGAAAATCTCCGAACAAATCCTTCGTGGTGCAGGAACCACAAACACCTTTAAAGGTATTTTCTCTGCTAACTGTGAAGCTCTCGCAGATGCAGTTGACTTAGAAATCTCTAAGATTGATGAAAATACTCTCGATGATATCGTCTACGCCTATGGCGGTGATGAAGAAGTCGAAGGTGGCTGTGTCCTCATCCTCAACAAAAATGACTTACGTGCATTCGCTGGTTTAAGAACCGCTGAAGGTCGTAAAGTTCACACTGTTGACTATAAGGCCAAAACCATCGATGGCATTCCATTTATCATCTCCAGTCACTGTAAAGCTATCTCAGCTTCCGGTACTGAAGTTGGTGAATATGGTATCGCCTATGGTCCACTCGCTAACTACGAAGTCCCAATCTTCAGTGGTGTTGAAGTAGTCAAATCCACTGACTACAAATTCAAAGATGGCATTATCTGCTATAAGGCATCTGTCTTCACTGGCGGTAACGTTGTCGGCTACAAAGGATTCTTAAGAGTCAAGAAGGCTGCTGCTCAAGCTGCTAACAACAACTCTTCTGAACCTGAACCAGAAGATCCTGAAGCACCTGCTGAAGGAGACTAATCTCGGTCAAAACACGGAGGGCAACCGGCTAACCTAGATAAGTCGCCTGCGCATTACAATCGAAATGAGAAATCAATAAGAGAAGTAAGAAGGCCGGTTCTTCCGTTTAAGAGTAATAGGAAGAATTTTATCCGAATAAATAAAAGAGGAGGTGTTTAAATGTCGTGTGAAAACATGCTCGAACTGATGAAAAAAGCTTTGCTTATCCCTGCAACCGAACACTATGCTGATGATGAAATCGAAACTCATATCGCCTCGTGCCGCCAGTTGTTAGTCACAGCTGGAATTCCTCGTGAAATCGCTGAATCAGATGACTCATTAGTAAAAGCTCTTATTACTATATATGTGAAGACAATGTACGGATGGAAGAGCGATGGTACGGCGAAGGAACTTCCCAAGAGCTTTGACGTCTTACTCAGGCAACTGTGCTTGCACTGCCCTGAGGTTGGTGGAGGTTCATCCTCGTGATAGCCTATCCTAATTCCGGCAACATCTCTTTATTCCTATTACGTGTTAAAACAGCTGATGACGCTCTGGGCAACCAGAGCTTTCGGTTGGTTGGCTCCAAGGAGGTGGTAGGGGTGACTTCCTCTATCACTTCTAAGGAATTCTATTCATCTAAAGAAACAAAAATATTGCTGGATTTCAAAGTGTCTATTCAAGCGATTCTTTACGATAGATCTAAATATATCTACGTTCCAAATGAAGATACTATCTACAAAGTAGAAAGAACCTATCAAAACGGAATGATGATGGAACTTTACTGTTCTGAGTCTTCTTTAAAAAAGGAGGAC